CCTCACGCGTCAAAAGTTGGATTACGAAGTTTCAAAGATCTTCTTGAAAGCTTCCAGAGGTGACCAATTAACCTCTGTCTCAAGGAAGGTGCAGTACAACCTTGTCTTGGGAGGTAATTCACTTTTGTTTACCCAGGTGTTGATGGTGTCACCTGGGTCACAGAAATCTGTGTCCTTTGTTTTGTTTTTCAAATTACACCGCCTCATGTGGACTGGAGGCAGTGTTATGCGTGAATTTGAAAAACAACTGCGTAAGGCTTCCAGCTGTGCCAAAGGCATTTCGTTATGTTCTGCGATGTCTATGATTGTCTCAGGACACGGGTCTACTTTTGGAGTATTACCCAATTTGAAGGCTTCATAAGCACCATAACTAACACCTTGGATCAAGTTAGTGTTGATTCCATGTTTGTCATCAGCTGTAAGTAACATCTTTGCAAAATCCTCATATATAGGCACACCACGGTACAACACGCTATACATCATACCGAGAGATTTTAGATAGTGTGCCAGCCAACCATTCTTGATTATATCAGGGTTTATGCAGGTAGAGACTGAAGTTACTAGTTTACGCAGTTTTTGAACGTAGGTCCACTCACCATTACTAGTTCTCACGTAATGGCCGCTACAAAATTCGACGTTTCGGGCATCAGATCTATAAATTAACTTGGCATCTAGACCAAACCACGCATAGGTATTTGTTAAATTAGGTTGTGGACATATTCCGAAACTGTCATCACCCTTCAGAACGAATTTGTCAAATGTTTTGCAAGTGCACAGGTCAAGTTTGCACTCATCACTGCAAAAGTTAATGGCCATAAAATACATTGTAGCTATATAATTTATTATTCCATTTCCAATACTAGTGTCCATGTCTCCGGAACCACGACACCACCAAAATGATGCCTTGACCCCATCGCCAGTGACAACAGGCTTGAAACACTTTGCAGCGAAAATGACACTCAGATCGGATATTTCTTTTTCTGAAGCACCAGTTAGACGAAGTACTTTCTGATAAACATAATATTCGAGCGTCAGGAGTGATTTTCTTTGAGTCGCCTCAAATTTGCTCATGTCATTTTCAAACATTGAATTGCACAGTCTAAACAAATCTGAGAATTTCTTCCCACATTTGGCATAGTCACAAGCGTTGGCAACTTGCGGTAGCTGGAAGAATGCATCTTCTAACCGTGCTATGAAACGTGCATAAATTATGTTGAATTTAGGATCACGTCCCATTATCATTCTGGGTGATTTGCCTTCCTCAAAGTAACGTTCATTTTTGACGAAGGCAGAGATTTTAGAGTTCCGCAAAATGTTGCGTTGACCTTGCAACATTTGCGAGTATGCTTTGAGAAACCTCTTCCGAGTGGCCCCGGGTTTGGCTTTGACATACTGATGGAAATTGAACTCGGGTCGGAAGAACTCAGCGATCTTTTCAGAAAGATGATCGCATATTCGCAACACGAGTTTATAATTGAGATTCTTGGGCTCTGCCTCTGGCGTAACCTTGAGATATCTATTGCCAAGCGATTCAAGTTGGTTATGAATGCAATTTGCCATGACAATAGTAGGTTGCGCCTCTAACAGCGGTACAGAAAGCGTTGGACGATTAACATCAACTGCTGCCAAAACAGCTGCAGATGTTCTGTCCATGAGATTAGCGCAGGCATTAGCCGCGCTGATTCCTGTACCACATCTAGAACTAATTGTTTTGCCGCTAAGTCCAGGCACTGTTCGTCCCTGAACTTGGTAGTATGTTTCCATGTCTGAGCCAAGATGTCCGAGGTGTGGTAGAACACCTCGGTCATTTCTACCGTCAGCCAATCCATATAGTTGCAAGATTGGATCACGTCGTGTGCAATGGTCTCGTTTGAGACTCTCATTATATTTCGTTGCACACACAGAAATGGTGACACGC